ACCTTATTGGTTGATGTGTTAATTTTACTCATTGCATCCTCAAAACTGATGCCCTTAGTTGCTAATTCAACAAATATTTTTCTCAAATGCGTTCCCATTGTGGATGCTTCCATTCCACTATCTGCCAATGTCATCATCATTGATGTCAAATCCTCCAATGGAACACCAACGGCATTTGCAGTTGCTCCTACTGTCGGCATTGCAACGCTTAGTTTTTCCATATCAATGGCTGCACTTGAACTTGCAACGGCAAACATATCAGCAACTTTTGTTGCCTCACTTGCTTCCATTCCAAAACTGTTCATTGTAGATGCAACGATTGTTGCACTATCTGCTAAATCATGCCCTGTTGCTTGTGCTAAACTTAATATTGAATCAGTTGATTTGTTTATTTCTTCCGGTGTTAAACCTAACTTGGATAATTCCAATTGAAGCCCCGCAACTTGTGATGCGGTAAACATTGTTGAACTTCCCAACCTTTTTGCGTTATCTTGTAAGGATTTGAATTCTGCACCTGTTGCACCACTTACGGCTTTAACTTTAAGCATTGCCTGTTCAAAATTGGCAAAAGTTTTAATTGCAACTGCACCTAAACCGACAATTGGCATTGTTAAATTTGTTGTCATGGAACTCCCCACTTGTTTCATGGATTTCCCAAATCTCTTAACTTTCCTTTGTGCTTTTTTCATGGCCTTATTAAAGCCACCCATGTTTGCACCAAAATTAAATGTTAAGTAACCAACCGCTTTATTTGCCATCTTCTTCCAATTTTTTAATGTATTCTGCCCTTGCTTTTAATTCCTCAAAATCTACTTCCTTGCCCGTTTTATCCCATTCAAATTTAATTAAATCTGTTGGGGATAATGATTTTCCTTTTCCTGTGTGCGGCATTAACAAATATGCCGTTTGCCATCTGCACCTTTCCCATTCTTGCCTTTGCCTTAAGTTTTCCAAATCATTAAATCCATCCATCTTAAGCCAAAAATGTTTGGGCAACATATCATAAAAAACATCAACATCCATGTCCATATGCCCAAATGCAATTCTTTCTAAATCTCGCCAACTTAACTCTTTGCCTTGTTGGCCTTGCCCTTTCCCTGCTTTTTAGTATTTCCACCCATCTGCTCTGCCAAAACACTCATGCATTTTTCAATTGCATCAAAATCCTCATCAACTAAATCTGATAATGTTTCAATGTCTAATTCACAATTTTGTTTTGCTGCTCTGTAACCATCTTCCAAACCACAAAGAATTAAAGTCAATGCATCATTCAATTTCATATCTTGGCCCAACTTATCCAAATCAGCCAATGATGTGTTTGTTTTTATTCCATACTTTCTTAAAGCATTGAAACCAAATTTAATTGGATATTTTTTTTCTGCTATTTCTACAATTGTATATTTCATTTTCTTGTTTGTTTTAAATTGGTTTGTGAAGGATGAAACATACAAACAAGATCATCCCCCACTCGCCAAAAATTATTTACGATACAGTTTGCGTTAATGCGCCTGTCCCCTCTAAAGATAAAGAGTATGTTGCAGTATCTTCTGTCCCTGCCGATAAACTCCCAGAAGTAACCCATGCCGTTCCACTATAAACAACATCCCCTGTTCCTGTTGAAGTTGTTCCAAATTTTACTGTTAATGTTGCTCTTGTTAAAATGTAAGAATTAATTACATCCTCAAAACCATTTGCTAAAACTACACCTGCCGCATCTGTCCATGCATATGCACCATCTACATCAATACTCCAATCTCTTAAACCCTCCAAAGATTCTTTCCAACCCGCCGATTCTTTGTTTGTGATTTCTCTTGTTGAGTGATTAATGTTTATTGATCCGTTTTGTGCGTATGCCACTAACAAACCACTTCCATCATAGACTTTTACATCTGTTCCATTTAATATTGCCATTTTATTTTTCTTTTATTATTATTAATTATTTTCCTTTTTTACTTTCTTTTCTTTTTTCTTCTTAACTTCTTTTGGTTTTGCAATGCATTCCAATTCAATTAATTGTTCCAATTCGCTTTCTCTTGTGATAATCACAAATGTTCCTCTTTTGATTGTTTTGCCATGTCTTTTTGATGGCCAATCTTTTATTAATTCATATCTCATATTTCAGTATTTATCCAACCATTTTCTTGGTTGTTAATTATTAATTTTAAATCTTCACCATTATATTTATTATACTTTAATAAATCAATTGGTGTATCACCCAAAAATTTTACAATAAAAAATGTTCCATCATTGTTAATTCTTAAACTTTCCCTTTCTTCAATAACTTGTGAAAAATTAATTAAATCAATGTTTGCAATTGGAACAATAACATATGTGTATTTTATTTTATCCATTATGGGACTTGTTTTACTATATCAATTGAACTCATGTTTTTCATTGTTCCATTATTTGTATTTGTTGAATCATCTGTAATTGTTGGATAAACATCACCATCCCCATTTCTCCAATATCCCTGCAAATCTGCTTTGCTTACATACCCACCATTATTAACTAATAAATCTGTTGGGAGGCCATTATTATAAATTCCATCAACCTCTGCACTTGTAATTGCCGAATCAAAAATTGCAACCTCATCAATATTTCCATAATAATAATAATTTGCGGTTGATTCCCCACTAACTCCAGAAGTATTGGATTGCGGATCTGCACCAATAATAACATCAACATTTGCATATTGTGGACTTGTGGAATATTCAATATTTGCACCTGCACCACTACTTGCGCTTACAACATTATCACCGCCATCATAATAAAGTTTTGCATTGTTACCATCAAAAGTTGCAATGATATTTTTCCAACCAACAAAATTTCTAACAGTTGCAGAATCAATTGTTGCTGTAATATATCCTTGGCTTCCTGATCCTGTATCATTTACCCTTACAATAAAATTTAGTGTTGTTGTTGGATTTGCTTCTGTACCTGCAAAACTCAAATATATTCCCCAACCACCAACCGCAACATTTCCAACAATGAATTCATCATGACCCAATCCACCTCCCGGATTTTGCCAATCCCATGCATTTGGCTTTACCCATGCCGAAATTGTAATTTCATCAGATGGCTTAATTGTTGAAGAATTTCCACAATTTAAAAAATCATCAACACCATCAAAATCTAAACTGAAAGTATTTAAAAATGGTTGTTCAACATTTGTGTTTACAATTCTAATATCAAAATCTAATGCTTTACGATAAATTCCCCCATCTCCACTATCATCATCAAATAAATCATTATACCCATTATATTTAATGGATTGAATTACAACTCCCCCATATGTGCCGCTTATTCTATCCAATGCCGTTCTCATTTTTCTGGCCAAATCTGATGCTTCTGCATATGTTTTTGAATAACATGAAACCATTACACCATCAATATCTAAACTTGAAACCCCATCTTTGTCATCATTAGGTATTTCACCATTTACATCATAAATGATAAAAGGAAATTGCGTTTTATTTTTTGCAACATTTGGGAATATTCTTGTACCAACTAATGCTGAAACATCAGCATCACCACTCAAAATATTATATATTGCTAATCCACTTTTCATTTTAATATCCTAATGTTCCGTATTTTTTTAATCTTCTTTCATGTATTTTTAAAGCTCTGTCAAAAATCTTTTCCGCACTTACCATTCCTTTTGCTAAAACTTGTTTGTGTGCTGAACTCCATGCATCTGCCATCCATGGTTGATCCTTTCCTAATCCTTTTCCTCCAAACTTAACGCTTCCACCATATTCAACCCATGCACCATAATATCCACTTTTTTCTTTACTCTTAAACGCCCCTTTTACTTTTGGCCCTACATAACCCCCATTGTATTTTCTACTTGCTTTAGTTGTAAAAAATCCAACACTTTTTGCTAATTGTCCTGTTCCTCCTAATCCCTGTGCATTGTTTTTTGCTGCATTAATTAATGGTTTTGAATTTTCACGCCAAAATTTTACCCAAACTTTATTTTTATCAACTTGCTTTGGTAGTTGCTGAAACATTAAATCAATATCTCTCAAATTGTTTTTATCAACTTCAACTTTTACTCCTGCCGCCATTAATCTTTTTCTTCAGTTAATAATTCCAAAAACATCTCACGCCCATCAATCTCATTTATTGCTTGTATGTAATAATATTTTGATTTGTATAAAACCCTATAAGTTTCATCCACATCATTTCCTAAATTTCTAACTGTAAAAACTACCTTTGTTGTTGCCGTTAATTTATCAGATTCCTCCCTTTCCATTCCACCTTTCCAATCTAAATGCGCCCAAACTGTAAGATAAGAAACCCATGTAATTGTTTCCTCACCATATGAATTAGCAACCAATGATGGCCTTTCCAACGCAATTCTTCTATCTAATTGGCCGATTTCCATTATCTTATTACTTGTATTTTATATTGATCTAATAAGTATTTTGCAGCCATTGGAATTTCTGTTGCTATTCTACCCACAACAACTGTTTCCCTGTTTGCATACCAATGCCCAACAGTTAGCAATACCGCCTGTTTTATTGCCATATCAACTTCCGCAGCCGTATCAACCCCAACAAAATAAGTGACTCCAACAGCATTTATTCTACTTGACAAAGTTGGAAATGATTTGTTTGGCGCTGGGCAAACCCTTGCAGGCATTGAAATATTATCCAAAAAATATTCTGTTGTTGCCAATGTTTGCACTGTATCATTTTTATCATAATAACGAATTGAGAATGAATCCGTTTGCACCGGGCTTTTTAGTAATTCAGAAACCCCACTCCATGAATCTGAATATTGTTCAATTTTAGTTTTTAAAAAAAACCTATTTGTGTATTCTTCACAACTATTTGTTGCCGCCCTACCTAAATTTTTTATAAATGTATCATCAACATCAACATCAACTTTTAAATGTTCTTTTAATTCACTTAATGTAAGCAAATCAACTGTTGCTGGTAATGTTACTGTGTATGATCTCATTTTTTACTTTTTAAAAAAAGGGATGGCCGTTTAAAACCACCCCTTTCAATCAATTATTAATTAATTATGCCTCAATTAAGTTAGCAAATGCTGCACCATTTTGAA